TCAGCACTAAAAGCTGCTTGTACGTCTTGGGCAATAGTACCTGTATGTGTACGGGCATCATCTCCTTCTGTTGCAACGTTAGATTTCCAACGAAATGTTTTAAAGAGTGCAGAAAGACGTTTAGCGACTAACATTTCAGTTGAAGTAAGACCAGCTATGTCTTGTTTTAGGGTTTCGTCAGAAGTGCTAATAGTGCCGTTTGATGCGAAGAGTTGCTTGAACCTATTTCCATTTGCCCCAATGTCACAAGCGGCATTGTTTGTACTCATTGCCGCCATAGGCAAAATTGCGTTAGTTGCAAAAGAGACGCCAGCGTGGTTTGCTACTGTACCACCTACAGATAAATTATCGTCTCCAAGAAGACTAATCTGCCCTTTCTCAGCATTATTGTTGTAAATTTGAACTATTGCGCCATTGCCAGCTTGACGATTTAAAGCTAATGGACTTGCGTTTCCTGATGTAGTTGCAAGCATTGCGTGGTCACTAGCACCAGCTCGCATTTCAGAGCCAACATTACCAGCCCCTGTGGCAGTCTTGCCTACCAAAAATTTACTGGAAGCAAAACGTCCCGCCTCCGCAAGAGAAAGACCTGTATTAAAAGTAATAAATCCACCTTCTAAACTTAACTCTGCACTTGCACTTGTTAATCCATAGTTATTTCTAATATGGAAAATTGTATTACCACTATTGTCGGCGTGAATGGCTTGGTTATCCATTCTAATTTGGCAGTCATCACCAGAAATATGTATACATGGGCCAGCAGCACCACCCATAGCAGCAGTGCCAGTTGTCCCAAGTTTTGTTGGGTTGTTATTATTAACACCGATAGAAGGTGTGCCAGTGCCAGACTGTCCTTCTACAAAAAGGGTATTAGCAGAATTTGCAGTCTCAACACGGAAGTCAGCGTCAGCACCTGAATCGTTAAAAACAACATTACCAGAACTATCAATCGACATACGCTCAACACCTGAAACAGTGTCTATTGCCGCTGTCTTAAGAAGTATTTTTGTAGCGGCATTTAAGGCAGACGTTCCACCACCAATGCTAATTTGATTAAACGCAGCTTCATTTTCTACTTGCAAGACATTTACATTTTGTTCGTTTGTATCATGTGAAAGCATTTGCAAATTAAACGATTTGTTGGTTTCATCCGATCCAGACGTACCAGAAAGAATTATATCTCCTGTGGCATCAATAACTAGTTTCGTAGCACTACCTACAGCTAAAGCAAGTTCCCCAAAACCACTTGACGCATCAATCTTGTGACCTGCATTATCTCTTGAACCTTGTGTTTGATACTGGGAAAACTTTAGCTCACGACTACTAGTGTCATCGCCTACTTGAAGATATTGACTGTTAGTGCCTACGTCTGTTCCAGATTTTAGAAGTTTGCTAATCGTAGACGCATTATTACTAGCGAAACCGCCATTAAAAACCGTGGCTGCCGTTGTGGTCAGGACGCCTGTAACGGCAAGAGTGCTACTAAAAGTAGCCGCACCAGCAGCGTCTATTGTTAATCTATCATTATTGCCACCTGTACCAAGAACTAAAGCATCTGAAGCACCTGTGTGCAGAATTAGTTGATTAGCAGTATCATTTCTTATTGTTACAGAGCCTGAATTAGGACCGCCAAATCTGGCTACATCATTAGCACCACCTAAGTAATCATAAAATCCATCTGCGTTTATCAGGGTTCTTTGTGTTCCCGCAGTTGAAAATGCAATAGAATTGGCGGCTGGAAATAATATGCCTGTGTCAAGATCACCTGTGTTTGTAATTGAAGGCGCACCAGCAGAGCCATCAGCAAAAGAACTAACACCACCAACAACCAAATCATCCGTAACAGTCAGATCGTCTTGAACCTTGAGGTCAACAACATTCAACGAGGCAAAAGCGTCTACAACAGCAGCACCAGATCCTGCACCATCTAAATAAACAGCTTTAGTGTCTCCTGGAGGTATTGTTATCGTTGCCCCAGAGCCTTGCTTAATAATAATGTTTTGCGAACCACTTGTACCGTTTTCTATAAAGTGCATTCTTGATAAAGTATTAGGGGCTATTGTAATTGTACACGCTGAGTCTAATGTACCCGTGTATTCAATATACATAGACCGAGCAGGGTCTGTTGCACCATCAGCAACCGTTGAGGTGTGCGTATTTGCGTTTGTTGTTATAGCCTCAGTACCGTAACTAAGACCCTCTGCAATTAATTCAAGGTTAGTGTTGGTTGTGTCCCCCCACGTTCCTGATTGTTCGCCAGACCCTATTTCTTCTAATCTTAGATCGTTTACATATGAGCTTGCCATTTTAAGTTGTCCTTATGCTGCCACGTCTGTCCAAGAAGGGGTCTGACTTGGTGATATTGCACTAAAATTAGAGTTTTGGCTAGGTATAATTTGACCCCATACAATAGGAAACTCTTCTATAGATGTTACTAGTCCTGTTGCGCTAACTCCCGTAACAGAGACATTCGCGTTACCTACAGTTACAGCCGTTGCGGCATTAACCGATGCTGTCATCGTTACCATCGTATTTGTGGTAAAGTAACTACCTAATGCAGCGGTACCCGCTACTCCTGTAACCGAAACATTAGCTAAACCTACAACTGTTACAGACCCAATAGCAGATGTACCTGCAAGTCCCGTAACAGGGACAATAGCCGCGCCAACTACCGTTGAAGCCCCTACAGATCCTGTAGCTGTGATAGAATACGCAACATTTGTATTCCAAGTAGAAGTGTTCCATCCTTGTATGGAACTGTTCCATCCTTGAAACGCTGCTACGTTATTGATAGACATTAGGCTATCCTAATAATCGCATTACTTGCATCGGCAGTTGGGAACACAATCGTAAAATCGCCCGAACTGGCTGCTTTATCTGCGCCAAAATCCAGTACACAAACTGTTGGATCACCCGTAGCGGCTTCGTTAAATATTAAAGCACCCCTAACAGCCGATATTGTAACGGTTGAAAAAACCTCATCTGCAAAATCTGCCAAAGCTGTTGTTCCACTAGCCACGGGGGTCACACTTGTTAAAAAGTTCCCTTTAGCTGTGTAGTTCGTACCACTAATCTCGTTGCCAGAAGTGTATGCAGTAGTTGCAGCGGTGAAAGTAGCACTGTTGTCATACAGAGCTAATTTGAACACGTTACTCGCTGCTGTGAAGTTGTGAACGCCCTTCATTAGTTCTACTTTAAATGAGGTGCATAGAAAGTTGCCATTAAAAGCCATCTACATTTTCCTTATATATTCTGCAAGTTTCAGGTTTCCAGAATCTTTTATCGCATTATATACAGTAGTTCTATCACTTTTAATAGCCTGTTTCATATATACTTCAATAACTTTTTCCATCTCTTTTCGGTAGGCATAAGCCTGTTCTCGTATTGCAGGAGGAGCATTGTCAGATATACCAATAATTTTATTGACGCATCTCGTCGCTGTTTCTTCTGGGGTAAACCCCCTGTTGTCTGTAGTCTGAACTCCTACTGATCCAACTGTAACCCCAATGGATTCTGTAAACATTATGTTCTAGCTTTCGTTAATGGCCCTGAAGTAAACTCATCCGTTATTTGTTTGGCTTCGCCTAGATTCTTAAGTCTAGCAAGAGACTCTGCAAACCTAGAATTGTACATAGCCATTACGTCTTGTTCACCTTTCATATAAGTATAACACTCAACTAAAGATCCGTAAAGTAAAGCAAGTTCGCCGTTTTCGCTAATCCAAGACTCAGTTATGTCCGAACCTGCGGAAACTAAGGTGCCTGTGGCTCCGCTAGAGCTACCTGTGATAGTTTCGCCAACAGTAAAGTCACCACTGGGTATGGTTGTTGTTAAAACAGTTGAAGAAGGTAACGCACTGACTGTAGCTGTTTCTCCGCTAGAGCTACCCGTGATAGTATCGCTGGTAGTAAATGTCCCCGTAATAGAATTTAAAGAAACCTGAAACAAACTTTGAGTTAAACTTGTAGGGCGATAAAAATAACTCAGATTAACTGTATATCCACTATCAGGAGTAGGGGCGATAAGGAAGTTATCTACATCAAATAGCCCATAGTATTTAGGGGTTCCTGTTGTTGCAGGGTTAGGATTATACGACCTAACAAACTCTGTTTCTTTAAAATGTAGGTATTCAAAATTGTTGCTGTTAGTAACTGTTAAAGAATTAGCCGATAAAAAATCTGACGGAGCTGTTAAAAACTGGTTGTTTGCTGTCATAGTACCAGACGCGTTTTTCTCAAACACACTTAACTGAACTGATTTTAAGATGCGCTCTTCTGCAAGTCTAATAAATAGCGGCAAGTTAGACACAAAAGACGTTTCATCGTTTTGCGTGTAATCTTTTAAGGCTGCTTTTAATGTTGTATATGTAAAACTCATGTCATCACACTATTGTTATATTTCCAACCATACCACTATGGTTTGTGCATTGATACACTAAAGATGTATCGCTTGGTTCGTGCGGTACGATGAACTGTGTTAACCCTGTAGTAGAGCTGTAATTTTCTGTAACTCCTGTTGTAAAAGCAGACCCTCCTGATGAGACTCTTATCTGTAAAGGATGACTACTTACATTTGCTGTATTATCAATTAAATAAGTATGTCCTTTATAAAAAGTAAAGTTTGGGTTGTTTCCAGAAGTAGCTCCAGGTCCTGTAAATGTAAATGCGGACGACCCATTTACACCCGCAGTATATTTAGTCACAGGCCCAGTTGTCTCATCATTTAATCTAACCCATGCCGCAG